GTCGGTCATTTATAGCATTTGCTGTTCCGATGTGGGCTCAATCTAAAAGTTGAGCACCTCAACCGGTAATATAGGTTACACTCAAGGTAACAAAAGGTGAAAGGCTATCATAAGTTATATTAAATAACCTGATACCAACACCAGTTGTTCAACCCAAGAATGTTCCTATAATCGCAGGGATACTATCCATAAAGAAAGAAGTAATCTCTTGAACCACGACCAAGTCGTGATAAGAGATCAAGTTCTGTCCTAATGGAAGATATATTAGATAAACTAATAGATCATAAAATGGTCCAACTAACATAACGAATACGGCTACTGGTCCAAGATATAGGAAGTCATATCACGAATGAAATTGTGCAATTAAATGCGCAATATCATGCAAATGGTTTATAGAAACCATTGCGATTCATGCTGAACATCCTATAATTAGACCTCATAGATAAGAGTAATTGCTACTGATAACTTCATGAAGTGTTAAAACATCATGAAGACCGATCCCAATAAGAGATAATGTTATAGAAGAAAACAAAGTTAACAGAATAGCTTTCGCTAAATGTCAAATTGTTATTCTTCGTAACAATAAAACTCTAGGGTTTCCCATAGGGAAGAGAGAAACAACTCTCATCGCAGAAGCAATCCTTCTTAGTAAAAATCTCATTATTTAATGATGAGATTTGAGGATTTTGTCCCTGTCTGACCCTGCATAGTAGCTTCTATGAATAACCGCATTCATTTCTTTCATCTAAAAATAGTTCTCTTTGTTTCAAATCCAGAGAAAATCTCTGATTTGTCACTAGGAACCCTAATAGGATGAGTAAGATTCTGAATCGACATAGAGGTAAGGGAATCTAAAACTGTAAACATAGCGTTTACAGCATTAGATATATCTCTTAAATTAGTCCCCCGGGTCATATAGGCTTCTCCAGCAAAAGGGTAAAATGGCCCTTTTACGTAGGAGTTAATAATTGAAACAAAATACAAATGTGAAGAAATTATTCGCTTCATACTCGAGATCTTAACTAAATATTCTTTAGAAAGATCATGAGTAACAGAAGCAGTAATAATTGATTTCAATTGTATTTCTCGAGCCGTTACGAAAACAGGAGCATACTTTGTATGCTTCTTTTGTAAATCATCAGCAAATGTCATATACGGAAGAAGTTTTCCCTGTGTATTCCATATGGAGTACTTAGGATGACTATCTGTAATATGACCTGATGGTTTACTACCTTTAAAATAGTAACTTCCAGTATGAGTTGGTTTGTAGTGAGATTTTATATAATCTCAATCTACGACCTTCTCAAACTTAGCGAAGGCTGGATTAGAGGCTTGTAACTGCGCGAAGAGAATATTTTGATTTACTTCGAAACCAGAAATGTGATTTATCAATTCACGTTCGGCTTTTCGAAGCATATTCTCGATACGTTTCAATTCCTTATATAGAAAAATTACTAATCTTTTAAATAGTAAATCTTTTTCAAAAGGACCTATATATGCTTTTCTTAAGAAAAGTTGTAAAAGTGATCCCGATGTGGTTGGTACTTCTTTAAGAAGCTGAAATAATTTCATATTCTTATTAGATACCTTCCCGGGAGTTACTTTTGACCCATATCCGAGTCATCGGATAACATTAAGGTCTGAAAGTTGATACTTTCGCTGAAGTTCTCGGGTAGCTGATAAACTACCATGAGAAGCTCGGGCTTCTTTCATAGGGAACGGACTAACGTCCATACCTTTGAAAAGAGTCCTTTTGGCGAATTCAACCCCTAGACCCCCTGGAGAAATTATGGACTTTGCAATCCCTAATTTAACTCCAAGATCTGCCATCAGTGACTGATAGGATAACGAAACTCGTTTATCTCAAATTGCTATATCATCTCCTAATATTGCATAGGAAGTGAAAAGGAATTTCTTAGAGATACCTGTCTGTCATGCGGCGCAATTTACCAGGAAATGATGAGTTAGAGCTAACATAGCTCAACTTGATAGGGCCCCCATAGGTTGACCTACTGAGTATCTTACAGATAATCCATACTTGGATAGTTCTGGATAATCTTTTAGTAAACGTGAGAAATCAAAATCTCTATTTACCATAAGATTAACTCAATGGTCAGCAAATTCTTTCCCAAAAATTTGAGAAAGAAGTTGCTTTTGAACATATAAAGGTAACCTATCAGTTGCAGCGGATAAATCCAATGAATCAATCTGAGTTTTACCAAAAGGAACCCTACTTAATGGTTTCAATTGGTTAAATGTCCCATCAGTAATATGTCTAGACAATTGTTTAAACAAATACTGATGAAGAGATTTAAGTACTCATTGTGTTCATGGATCTACCATTGCAAAAACTCTCATTTTCCCCGCGGCCTCCGGTTTAATATGTAATCTTCCAAGGAAGTTATATATTTTAATCATACTACTACCAATTAATCAGTG